ATGGCATTACAGGACGAAATCGCACTTGCTCGACGGGAGATTGTATCCGACGGCTACGACATGTCAGTCGGCGAACTCATCAATCTGTATCGCGAAGGCGAGATCAAGATTCAGCCGGAGTATCAGCGCCTCTTTCGATGGGACCAAACGCGAAAAACGCGTTTCATTGAATCCATCCTCTTGGGTTTGCCGCTGCCCCCTATCTTCGTGTATCAGGACGCTGACGGGGTTTGGGAGCTCATCGATGGATTGCAACGCCTTTCGACCATTTTCGAGTTTGTTGGCGTACTCAGGGCTACCGACGGTAGAGTTCGGCCGGCATCGTCCCTGGAAGGGACACGTTACTTACCGGACTTAGTCGATAAGCGCTGGGAACCGGCCACAGAGGACGGCGCAGACGGAATTGGAGGGGCGCAGCAACTCCAGATCAAGCGCGCGCGGATGCGTGTCGAAATACTCAAGCAGGAAAGCGATCCGAGAGCGAAATACGAACTCTTCCAACGATTGAATACCGGCGGCGAAAATCTATCAGAACAAGAGATCCGGAACTGCGTTGGCGTTATGCTCAATCAGCCTTTCCAGCACTGGATGTCGCAACTCGCGGAAAACCCCGACTTTCGAGCAACGATCAATCAAACCGAGGCTGCAATCGAAAGACAGATGCATGTCGAACTTGCGCTGCGCTTCTTGGCTTTTCGACATGTTCCCTATGGCCCCGGTATGGACGTCCACGAGTATTTGGATGATGCACTGTTTAAGCTTGCGACACGAGATGACTTTGATTGGGCTGCGGAAGGCGATATTTTTGCGAGAACATTTCGCTTGCTTAACGTCTCAATGGGTGAGAACGCATTCAAGCGATGGGATGGCGCCGGTTTCAGCGGGAAATTTCTAATGAGCGTGTTCGAAGTCGTCGCGCTTGGCGCGTCGCGAAATATCGATGCTATCGATCAGAACGATGACGCAAGAAAAAATGAAATCGTCCGCGAGAAATGCCAGCGTCTTTGGCAGGAGCCGATCTTTAACCAGTACTCTGGGGCCGGTGTGCGTGGCACGAGCAGGCTAAGTAATCTCTTGCCGATGGCTGCAGCTTATTTTCGGCCATGAGTAAAATTAGAACCTTGAATCAATTGCAGGAATTTTTGGATCAAGGTTTTTCGTGGCGGCTCAAAGAAATCGCTGATCTGAAAGTTGTTGTCAGAGGAAGTTCTTCACTTTCTCAGGCTACGATAATTCGTGCGGGGGTTCCTCTCGTGTATGCGCACTGGGAGGGTTTCGTGAAACAAGCTTCGCAGGATTACCTGCGTTACGTTACTGGACAGAGACTTAGCTATCAGGAATTGGCGAGCTGCTTTGTTGTTTTTGGTGCCAAAAAGCACCTTTCGGGCATTGTGGAGTCTCGAAAGTCAGCTATAAATATTGCTGCCGTAGATTTTTTTAGAAATAAATTGAATGAAAGGGCTGATCTTGCGCTTTCAAATGCGATCGATGCAAAGTCAAATCTCAATTATGAGGTTTTTCAAAACATTGCGGTTTCGATTGGTATTTCTACAGCCCCGTATGATGCGTATTACAACTTTATTGATGAGTCGCTTCTTAAGCGGCGGAATGGAATAGCTCACGGTGAATATCTTGATCTCAGTGGCGACGATTTTCGGGCGCTTGCTGATGAGGTTATAAAGTTGTTGCGTATGTACAAGACCGATATTGAAATTCTTGCGTCAAACTCGGCGTACAAGGTCGTATAAAAAAGGTTGAAGGTGGGCCGAAAAGCAGTTGCACATACATTCAGGTGCTTTTTCTGCTCGTGAGGGTACTGGCGGTCTAGATGAAAAAGGGCCTGAATATTTGATGGCCCCCCTCCTTTAGTATCCGAGTGTGCTGGCCACGGAGTCAGGCCACAGCCGGATCGCGCAAGCGCATGAGAAGCGATTCGACCGCCGGCGTGAGCGGGGCGGTCGTGCCTTCGCGGTCTGCGTACAGCGCGCCGAGCACGAGTAGAACGGCCGAGCGTACCGGGCCCGGCACGGTGCTCGGGGCATCGCCGTCTTCGAGTGCCCAGGCGTCGGGGATTTCCTTGAACTTCAGGTAGTCCACAACGATGTCGCTGGCCGCGTCGATCAGATCCTTAATCGCGTCGTCATCCTCGCCCGCTTCGACGCGCAGGTGCGAGAGTGCGCGATTGAACGAGACGAGTTGCTTAATTGCCATTTGTCGGCTCCTTCGATTCAGGTGCGCTGGTCAACGTCGCGCTGCTTGGCGCTGGGTTCGTGTCGCGCTTCGCGAGTGCGTCGAGCGAATAGTTCTGCTGTTGCAGATACGGCGTATCGCCGCCCGGCACAGGCGGCATGTTCTCCGCTGCGCGCGCCTCATTCGGGGCCATCCAGCCGCCGCCTACGGCTTTCGAGTGCGCGTCGTAACGCGCGGCCGGGTCCATGCGCAGTAGCCCGCGCACATCAACGTCGAAACCCTGTCCGTCCGGCACCTCGAAACCGTCATCGAGACAGAGTTCGAGCTCTTCGATCGGGGCTTGCAGACAATCGGTGTAGTACGACTGTTCGAGCGCGCCAATGTTGGCCGCCGTTTTCGAGCCCGTTGGGTCCGCGCCGATCTTGTAGAGCGGTACGTGATAGCAGCGCGCAACGTCCTCGACAGCCCACCGGAGCTGTTCGACGAGCTGCGCATCGGTCGCGGTCATCATGACGGTTTCGTACTTCAGCCCGTCGCCCACGACGGCCAAACGGCCGGCATTCTCACCGCCGTAGTTCGTTTCCCAATGCGTCTTGAGCCGGTTTGCGGTTTCGTCGCTGATCTTGCCGGGCGCGGACAGGATGCCGCCGGGCCGCGACATGTTGCCGAAGAATTTTCGGCTGTTCTGCTGGATGCGGTTTCCCATCGTGCCGGCAGCCGCTGCCGCGACGATCGGCGATACGCCGATGAGCGGATGCCACGGGCAGATACCGCGATCATGGATGATCTCGGATGCGGGAATCGTGACTTGCTCGGGCACGCCGCGAAGCGGATCGGCGGCGACCTGATAGAACACGGCGCCGCTCGGCGCGACGAGCGGAATCACGCGCACCGGATCGAGCACGTACATCGCAGTTACGTTGCGCAGCATGTCGCGCACGAGCAGGACATACGTGTTGCCGGCGAGCAGCTTCGACACCTGCCACGCCTTCACGAACTGAATTCGATTCTGGTACGGGTTCGGCCGACGTAGCGGCCCCGTGAAGCGTGGCGCACTGGCGTCCTGCCAGATATTGCCGACCTGCTTCACGTACCGGATGCCGAGCTTCGAAATGTCCGACGCGATGCGATCCACACACGCGTACACGGCCGAGAACGCGAGCAGATCGTGACGGCTATCAATGCCCATTCCAGCCTGCCACGCGCCCGCGAACGGCTCGCGCACGGTGCCAGCAATCGAATTGCCGCCGCCGACCGCAACCGGCGGAGCGGCTTTTCGTATCCACGAAAGCAGCCGCATCAATCCCCCGGCCGCATGTCGCGTCGCTTGTACGTCGACCGCTTCGGCGCAACATCGCGAATCTTGCCGAGCAGGCGTAGCAAGGCGACGTGCTGTTCTTGTTCGACCTCGATCCGCTCGCCAACTTGCCGCATGCGTCCCTTGTACGGGAACGCCACGGCCACCTCATAGGTTTGCATGGCGTTCTCCGCTTAGCCCGCTTGCGCTGCGTCGCCGTAGGCCGCGCCGGAGATATACTGAACGCCCTCGACGCGGCGGCGCTTCCAGTTGATGAAGCGCTCGGCCTTCATGGCGATGAAGCCGTTTTGCCACAGCGACACCAGCTCCGTTGCACCCGCAACGGGTGCGCTGTCCATTTGCAGCGACGCTTCGCGGCTCACGTCGAGCGTCACACCGCCGTCGTCGGCAAACAGGATTTCGCTTGCCTTCGCAAGCACGATGTTGTCGCCGACCGTCTGCGAGAGGATCGCGGGCAGACCGAAGAACGTGCCGCCCGCCATCGTGAGGCCCGGAAACTCGGGCTGCCCGAGCGCATTCAGCATCAGCGAGAGCGACAGAGCCGTCGTTTCCGACATGATCCAGACCGCGCCCGCGACCGACAGGTTGGCCGCGATGTACGCTTGGAATACCTTCTTCACGTCTACGCGCACGGCTGCCGCATCCTTGCCCGATGCCGGAATGGCCTTGACGCCGTTCGTGATCGACGCGGGCGACAGTCCGTTCGCGCCGGCCGCCACAGCCGGGTCGATGAACTGCTGGTCGAGGAACTGGCTAATCGTCGAGATGAGATCCTGCTGGATGACGCCTTCGGCGCTCGGCGTCGAGAACCGCGCAAGCTCTTCCGTGATCGCGACGATGCCGGCCACCTTCGAGAAGCCGAGCGTCGTCGTGTTGAATGCGAGTGCCGATACCGGCGCGGGCTTGCCTTCGCCGACCCAGCCGACCGACGAGCCCGTCGTCTGGCCGGGGACGCGGACATTGAACGGCACACGACGCATGCCTTCGATCCGGCCGACGATCGTTGCGGGGCGCAGCAGTTCGATGAATTCGGAGGCCATGTCCTGATACTGGACGAGCGGCCCGGCCCACGCCGGATCAGTCGTCGTGCCGGCCGCGACTGCCGCCTTGAGCACGATTTCGACTTCGGGCGTCGAATCCTTCCATTGCTTCGCGATCTCAGCCGCTTGCATGAGGTTGCCCTTCGAGCGCGCGAGCGCGATCGCGTAGCGCGTGAACGCCGTGCCCTTGGTGACGTTCGGTTTCACGATGGCGGGCGAGTGTGCTGCCGGGCCGCCAGCGACCGGAACGGCCGACTTGGCCTCGATCGCTTGCTGTTCCTTGAGGCGCGCTTCGTGGGTGTCGAGCGACTTCAGTTCGAGGCCGATTTGGTCGTACTCCGTCGCCTCGTTCTCGTTGAGCGTGCGAGCGCCGTCGGCTGCTGCGCCGTCCATCAGCGCCTTTTGTCGTGCGAGGTGATCGGCGCGCTTCTTGGCGAGTGCGGCGAGCTGTTGAGCAATGGTCATGTCGGATTCCTTGATGATGGGAGCACTCAAACGCACGACGGGCGCTCCCACACGGGACTTGTCATGCGCCTTGATCGATTGAACTGCCGCGTCAGCGTTTGCCGGGATCGTCACGGCGCTGAGTTCGAACAGCTCACAGGATTTGATGAGGAAGCCGCCAGTCGCCTTGTCATACTCGGCGTCGATGGGACGGAATCCGATAGACAGGCCCGGCACCAGACCGGCTTTGATGAGGTTGTATGCCTCGTCGATGTAAGCGGCAGTGCCGGCCGGGGCGATCGTCGCCTCAACCTCCGCGCCGGCCGCTGTGACCGTCATTTTGTTGACGGTGCCGATGGGCTTGCTCGGGTCGTGCTGCCACAGCAGCGGGAACGGCGTCTTGAACTGGATGCCTTGCGGGACGACGGTATCGCCCGCGCGATCGGGCGTCGGCGTGGAGGCAATGCCCTTGAGCACTCGCGACCCGTCGTCGAGGTTCTTCACCTCGAACCGCGAGAACGCTTTATTCGAAACGCTTGCGGTTTGCTTGGTGATAAATTTCGAAATTTGTCGATTCATTGGCATTTGGTTGCGTGAGTGCCGTTATTATCACGCATAAAGTGCCAATGTCAAGACTAAATGAAGAACATTTGCGGCTCAATTTCGGATTCTGTCGCATTTTGTTGCGTGACACCGACTGCCATCGCCAAAGCCACCATGCCGTCAATGCGGCCGGTCGACTTCTGTTTCGTGAATTTGCGGTTGCCGGCCGGATCGGAAACGGCCACCGTGTTCACGGCGCACATTTGCAACACGGGATGCCCGCCGTGCCGGAGCTTGCGCGCGAGCAAGCGCGCTTCCAGTTCGCGGATAGCCGGCGACATGGAGACGAAGCCCTGACCGAATTCGACGAACCGGCTCAGCTCTTCTTCCGAGAAGCCGACCCGCTCAAGCCATGGTTTCAGGAAGCGCATGTTGTAGCGGTCGAACGCGAGCGCGCGCACGTTGCACCGGTCGAACACACCGCGCAAGTGTTCGGCGACGAATTCGTATTCGATAGCGCGGCCGGGCGTCGTCTGAAGCAGGCCGTCCCGCGCCCATACGTCATAAGGCACGCGATCGGCGCGCGCCTTCGCTTCCAGACCATCTTCGGGGAGCCAGAATGTCGGATGAACGTCGCCGGCCTCCGACACCAGCACGAGCGCTGTCAGGTCACTGACGCTCGATAGATCGAGGCCGCCATACACGTCTTCGCCGTCCAATTCGGCGGGTTCGCCGCTGTTCTCCATCCAGATCGCGCGCGCGACGAACGGATTGCGAGCTTCGACGCGCTGATTCAAAACCAAGTTGCGATAGGCCGATTCGCGGCTCGGCAGGCGCTTCGCGTCCGACGCCATGCGCCGCACCTCTTCGCGGTTCATGAACACATCGAAATGCGGGTTCGCCAGTCGGATCGCCTCATCGCTGAACGGGTCCATGTCGAGCGGCGCGGTATAGAGCGCCACCTTCAGGCGCGGATCGGCGCCGCTGAGCGCGTCGTCGATGAGCAAGCTGAGCAGGTCGCCATCGGTGGGGGCCTGCGTGCTGATAACGATCGACAGCGGACTTTCCTGCGCAGCGCTCGCCGTCTCCAGTGCTTCGTACAGTTCGGAGCGCGGGCCTTTGACTTGGCCCAGCTCGTCATGGATCGTGAGCGCGGGGCTCAAACCGAACTTGGTCGCCGCGTCCGCCGACAGCGCCTTGTAGATCGTGCCAAGGTCATGACACAGCAGCTCCTTTGCCGTATCGCGGATCGTGACGTACTGCGACAGATTCTCCGACATGCGAACCACCTTCGCGGCCAGCTCGAACAGCACGGCCGCTTGGTCGCGCGACTGCGCTGCGCTGTAGAGCTGGCTGTTCGGCTGCGCTTCCGGGCCGACGAGGTGAAGCAACACGAGGAATGCGGAGAGGGCCGTCTTGGCGTTCTTGCGCGCCATCGAGAGGATGAACGTGCGCGTCGGCGTGTCGTAGATTCGCTTGATCCAGCCGCGTTGCTCTTTCGTGAGCTTGACGGGCTGCCCGACGAGCCGGCCTTCAGGGATGCGGCAGTGTTCCTCGATCCATCGGGCGTTGCGCTCGCCGCGAGAGACACGCTTTACGCGGGGAGTTCCCATGGTTTCTTTGTCTTCTTCTGGTTCGCCAGCGCGCGGCCTACCGTCGTGGGGTGCTCGACCGCTTGCCGCGTGATGCGCAGTCGCGTCGCGAGCGACGAGGCCGCGCGGCTCTCGCGCTCAGACATTGCGAGCAGCCGGTCGTAGCGCTTCAGGCCGTCGTCGTCTGCGAGCCATGCGCGATCGAAATTCAGCACTTCGTCGGCGAGCACGCGCGCGTTCGTGATGTGTCGGCAATACAGCTCGAGCAGCGGCGAGTGCGTCGCAGTGAATGCGCTTGCCGGCTGATCGTTCACGACTTCGACCCAGACTGCCCGCTCGCCGTCGCTCAGGTGAAGCGGGGGCGCGAGACGCTGCTCCGACGCAACCGGTGCGGCTGGCGCCGTTACGATCGATGCGGCGGATTTCCGCCCGCGTTGAGTCATTTTTTCCCTTTTTTGTCCACGTTTATGAAAGCGAAGGGGACGGGCGGTTTCCCGCGATGCGACGCAAGAAAAATCGACCATCCCCCCCCGGCCGGGGTCGCCGGTCATGACCAACTGCCATCGATCGGCAGGCCGTCCGGCCCGAACGCCTTGCGCTCGCGATAGCCGAACTGCTGGCGCGTCACCTCGTCATGGTGATCGGCACATAGGCCTCTGAGGTTGTCGTCGGCATCGGTGCCGCCGTGTTCGAGCGGCGTGATGTGATCCACGACGACGGACTCGCGCACAACGTCCTGTTCAGCGCACAGCACGCAGACCGGATCGCGCCGCAGGATGCGCGCGCGGATCTTCATCCACTTGCTGCCGCGTGTGCGCTGTTGGACTCGTGCGCTCATCGCATCGACCTCGGCGGCGGCAGCGGCAGGAAGCGGCGCGACGGTTGCGAGCCCATCGTGCTTGCGCGGGACCAGCAGAACAGGACGCGCTCAAGTTCACCACGTGCATTCAGCGCGTGCGCGGTCGCTGCGTCGAAGTACGGCTCGCCTTCGCTCTCGTTCGCGCGCACCCAATCGAAATACCGATCGCGGTCGGTGCCGCTCATGCTGCGCACGGACACCTTGTTGCCCAGCTCGGGGATTTCAGCGGGCTGCGTCAGGGGTGCGGAAACGGCGAGAATTTGCTCGTATAGTGGCATCTAGTTGCTCGCAAGTTAATTGTCGAGCAATTATGTGCCACATCGCAGACGTTTACAACAGGGGTTATTGAAACGATAGGGGGTTATCAAAACGATAAGGGAGGGGTTCCCGAAACAGGAATGCCCAATACGGGAAGGGCTGAGATTTCCACGACCGGAGGACGAGCCCGCGCGCCTTGAACGCTACGGTAACGTTGCGGTAACGCGTGACGGCGCTTGCGGGGGAGTAAGCGCCGCTTACCGGGGTAGAGGGGGAGATTTGGAGGGGGTGGAATTTCGAGGGTGTCGAATATTGCACCCTTTCGCGCGAGCCTTGTGGGCAAAGGGTTTGCGGGAGATCGGCCCATCTTGGGGGCGGTCTAACAGCCCCAATTCCCGCTGAAATAGTCCCAATTTCGCCTGAAAGGGTGCCGTTTTTGCACCCATTTCGTCCCGCGCGGATTCTCTTGTGGATAACTCTATGAATCAGTCGATCAGCGGGCATTCATATGCCTGCTAGCAGCAAGGATTTAGCGCATGGGTATGGCAATACTATAAAACAGTACATTTTCTGTACAGGGAATCGAGAGACGTGAAAACGACGTAAAAACGCCCGAAACCCCTTACAAAACGGGCATTTCGGGCGTTTTCGCTCCCTGTTCGTTTTCTGTACTGGAAAGGCGTCTCCCTGTTCAGTTTCTGTACTGGAAATTCTTCGGTTCGGGTACGGTTTCTGTATTGGACGGGTACGAATTCTGTACAGGGGATTTTTTTTTGCTCTGTTGCTTTTGCCTTCCCTCCGTCCGAAGTCTTTCCAATCCCTCGGTGAGCGCTCGCTCGGCTTCACGTACCGACTCAAAAGCCCGGTAGTCGTGAGTCGCCTTGATTGCTTGCACGCCTGTTTTCGGCTGCTCGTACACTTCCACGTCCGTGAAGCGGTAGAGCGACGGCACGCGGCTACCTTGCCGTAAGCCGCCTTCGATCGTCACTGCGATGAACCCGAGCGCACGCAGCTCGTACAGCGCCTTTGCGAGCGTCGTCGGGGCAGTCCATCCCTTGTGCTTCATCAGCGACAGGGACGCCCCTATGCTGCCGTTGTTCGAACCGTTGAGCATCATGCGCATGTCGATGTACAGCTTCACGGCAGACGGGCCGAGAACCCGCCACGCCGGGGTATTCAGCAGCGAGTGATAGATTCGAACGTGCGGCCCTAGTGGATCGGACCACGCTTTCTTTGCCATCAACCCTCCCGCGATGCCAGCAGCAGCCCTTGGATGACCTGCGCGAGCAGTTCCGGCCGGATGCTGATGCCTTGCCGAGTCGGCACGAAGTCGCCGTCGCGATCCACGACGACGAGGCGCACGTCGACGTACCGCCGGCCCCTGTACCAGCGATGCGAGATTCGAATCCGCTGCGTAGCGCTCTTCTGAACGTCTGCGATAGTTTCGCCGCTGTCGTATGTGCTCATGCGATCACCTCACTTTGTGAGGATTGCTTACCGCTATGCTGCTGGTCGATCTGGTTCATTTCGACTGCGTACTGAGCCGCCGTAGCCGCGCCGAGATCGGCGAGCAGCCATTCGTAGGTACAATCATCCTCCAAGCGCTCTTTGATCACATGGAACAGGGCTTCGAGACGAGCGAATTTGTCTCGCGCCTCCAGCACAGCCCGTTCGAGGCGGGGCATTTTCTGGTCAGGCATGGCTGACCTCCCGTTCGCTGACATGGCCGAGTAGTTCTTCTCCGCGCAGCGGCTCAAGATACGAGTCGTGGGCGAGCATGCGATTGCCGATGCGGAGCCGCTTGCGGTTCTTCGTTAGCGTCATGCCGGGGGTGCCGAGTAGGGTTACATTCCATTCGGACTCGCGGATCGAGTGAAGTGCGCCGACCAAGACGATGCGGCCGACAAGAGCCGGATTCCATGCGCGAATAACGCGGGCCAAGTCGCCCGGACGGCATCGGAGGTTAGCCATGGAGCACCTCCTTGCGGGATGCCTCGAATGCTCCCCGTCCTGTACTCGCAATGTCGCCGTATTCGAGAGCGATAAGAGAGGCTTCTTTGGCAACGGTCGTGATATGGGCGACTCCATTCGCACTTGCCAGATGCTCGATGACTTTGAGCAGGTCCCTGATTCGCTGGAATCCCTCGATTGCGATATTGGATTCGTCGATGCTTTCGCGAAGCGCATCGTCAAGGCTCTTGATCGTGTCAACCATGACGCACCTCCGCTACTGCGCTCTTGATTTCGTCGACCAAGTCAGCAGCCAGCCAAATAAGCGCCTCCTGATCGTGGTCGTACAGCCGCTTGAATGTGACGAATCCCTCGCCGTACATGCTCGTCAGCAGCGCGCTCAATTGTGCGGCCTTGCCCTCGATGGAAATGTCGCTCATGCCGACACCTCCGCTCGTGAAACAGAGCGCAGCTCGCCGAGCTCGATCGCAGCGCGTTCGGCGATGTCACTGCCAATGTCGCACATCACGCACGCGCGCATCGTGATCGAGTTCTCGCTTTGGATCACACCGAAGAGCTCTTGCAGTTGTTGGAGCTTGTTGGCGAGGTCGTCGAGCGCTTGACCGTCGAGGAGGAATTTAGCCACGCGACACCTCCGCACGGGCCAGCTTGTTGCCGAGGATGACTCGGGCCAGTGCTGCGAAGTGGTCGGCGTCCTCGGCATCGATCACCAGATCGCCATAGTTCGTTTGGATGACGAACCCGTGCTCCATGTCGGGTACTTGCTTCGCCAGAGCGTAGCGAAGGGCGTCAATCATGTTGGCGTCACGCATGGCTCGCATCCTCCTGACGGCAGAGTTCGGCGAGCTGCGCCATCACGGCGCCGCAAATGTCGAGCGCATCGAAAACGGTGGGCGCAAGCGCGGCTTCGCGCAGTGCGTGATTGATGATTTCTCGATACGAAGAGGGGAGTTGCGATTGCTCAGAACGAGCGGGGGCGTTAGCACGCATAGCGGCCTCCAACGTTGATGTTGAAAGCCCGCGCCCCACTGTCAAATGGGGTGGGCGGGCACATGACAGGGTTGACAGACCGGAACGTTGGCACCGGCGAGCGCGAGCGCTCCCCCGCCATGGCCCACCCATAGAAAAGGTGTGCGAAGGCATACGGACGTAAAAAAACCGCACTACGGCGGTCGTCCGCCAACATTTGCCGGCTGTCACCCCGGGCGGCTGTTGTCTCAGCCACAGCAAAAGTATACGCGCGCCAGTTTACGGGCTGCAAGGGTTTTTTGAAGGGGCGCATCATGCGGCACCGTCTTCGTCCAGGATCGCGGCGATTTCCTCGGCCGCTTCCGCCGGGTTGCGGTAGCCAGTCAGGCGATAGCGCAGCACGCGTGTCGTCTTGCCGAATCGGGTCGGCACGGTTTCCCATTCGGCCGTGATGAGCCAGCCTTCCGCGCGCAGAGTCGAGATAGTCGTATTCAGGCAGTGGTCGCCCAAGCGCTCGGCATCGAAACGATTCAGCGAGATCCCGCGGCGCAGTTCGAACAACACGCGATCGATTTTGCCGAGCGGCTTTTTCGAAAACATCGTGTTAACATTCAGGTTCGAATTGAGATTCTTTTTGTATTGGCTGGCCTGCGGGTCGGCCATTTTTTTTGTCTGCATGGCTCAGACCTCCGCACGGTAGTTTGCGGGATCGGAGAGCCAGCGATGAATCTCGCGGTTCGGCCACGCAATGCAGCGCTGCGAGCCGAGCTGAACGCGCCGCGGAAAGCGACCGGCGATTTCACGCAGCCTGATTGACTCGCGCGAGAGCGGCACGAACGTCTTGAGATTCTGCCAGCGCGAGTATCCGTCGAGCGGCAACGCTTGAGGTGCAGTGGTGAGCGCCTGTGCGCTCGGTTGTGCGGTCGTTGAATTGGCAGCCATGCTGTAAACCTCGTACAAGGTTGTTGAACATGGCGCTAGTTAAATATGTTGCGTCGGGCGCGGGTGCCAGCTGGCAAAACTCGCTGCTAGCTGGCAAATCGATCAAGCTTCGCTAAGCAGATCAAGGCCTGCCTTGATACTGGCTCTGATCGATGACGATCCCGTGCCTTGTCGCTTGGCATCTGGCAGGGCGTCGAGAATTTCCGTGACTGCGTCGGCGATTTTCGATGAGTTTGGATCGTCCCCCTTCCTATAGCGATTAGATGCGCTTGCCAGAGCAAGAGCGAGAGCACCGATTTGCTTGTGAAGGGACGCGCGTTCTCGGTCGCCAAGATCGGACGGTGCAGAAGCGTCAGTGCCGGCACGGTCATCGTTCAACAGATTGCGGAGATCGGCGCTACCGATTCGAAACATATCTGGAGAGGGAAACTCCAAATCGACGATGAAATCCCGCGCGCTGTTTGACCCTGCTGGCCGAGAAGGCATCCTTCGAAGTACCTGCAACAGAGAGTCGTTGTCTTGATCGAGCAGCAGGATTCCGTCCGCGAATTCAATTTTTCCTAACCGATCGCCGTCGAAGATTTCCTGGCGGTCCTTCCTCGCGTTGAAGGCAATACGGTGAAAGCCGTCAAGTAAGCGGACATGATCGGAAAGTGGCGACCAGAATTCCCGCTGAGCTGGAGAAAGCTTGCGTCGTTGCGCGAGCATCGTTTGATCCAGACGTATGCCGAAGCAGTGACTACCCCTGGCAATGGGCATTGCGTATCGTCCGGTTGCGTCCCACCACACGGCGATTTCTCCCGCGTACACGCGGTCGAGGACATCGATCTCCGTGATGTCTTCGCCGAACGATTCCCGCAGGACTGATGCCGCCTGCGCGACAGTGAACCATCGCTTAAATGAACCTAACTCCCGCATTGCTAGCCCTGTAGCAAAACCCTGTATAGGAGCCGCGCCAACCGGGTAGGGCACCCGGCGTTCGCCCCGTCGAGCTAGGCGCGGTTTGACTTTCGGGATACCGTAAGTTGGCAACCGTGGTCATTGATTGTAGATCGAAATACTGTTTTTTTATACAGGTGTGGCGATCAGGCATTGGTGCGAAGGGCAGTCATGGCACCGGGATAACGCTCGGTTATGACGGACAGTTGCCGAGGCGCAATCCCGAACGCACGTCACGGATGGCGGGCCGTCTCAAATCGCCTCCCCTTCTGCCGTTCGTAACCTTATCTGGCCAATGGCAGCTTCTGAGATGCGACGGTCGTATAAGTCTCTAGATCCGGTTGTATTGCTATTCGAAATAGATTTAGATTGAAGAGTGAATTGCCATCGACGAGTGTCCGCCTTAGATTGCCACAGGCTTGCGTCACAAGTCGATATCCGGTTCGGGAGGATCGCCCAGCCTCATATTAGCCATCCAATTGGACAGTTCCTTGATTTGGCACTTGTACGCCAAAGTTCTGTTCGTCGCGGCAAATAGCGGACGGATGCTGCCAGTAGTGAAGCTCTCGTCTTGCCATTCGATCCACGCCCCAAAGTAGTGGCGCCACGCACGATACATCGATCGAAACCTAGCACGCTGCCCATCTTCGGTTGAAATTCGCAATGCCTTCCTCACGCGCGCAGCCAATATCGCACGAGTGTCTCGCGTTTGTTTCGCAGCAGACATATTCATTTCGTATTGTGTGAGAGGTCTGTCTTTCCAAATGGTCGTCCAGAGAATTGCGTCGATCAATTTGGCGAATTGTGCGATGGAAGTAAGTGCCTGTTTTGCATCGTCGAACGTAACGGCATACTGTGAGGCGGATTCGTGCGCGAGAATATGGCGACGCTCAAATGTTTTGGCTAACCCGGCCCATAGCGTCGCGACGTCCTCTATGATCGGACCACTCCCCGGCAACGCCGCCCTCAATAAATAGGGATCCTCAACTCGTTTAGCCAGTGACTTCAGTTCGTCATCGAACAACATTGAGAACGTTCTCTCCAAGCTGGCGACGGAGTTAAAAGGAAGGGCATGGCTGACCAAATCTCCAGCGCTAACGTTCCGTCTATTTAGTAGCGGTAGTGCCTCGGCAACAGACATGAGTTTATCTCGGCCAAGCGCAAGCCCCCTTTCTAGATAAGGGGATCCGCTGTCGATGATCGTCGCCACGGTAACCTTAAAATGGGTCTCAAGGGCTGATATCGCTGCTACCGGAAAGTGACGGTACAGTTCCGCATCTGCCCCAGTTCCGATTTTCGCGAGTGAACGTTCCAATGTCGCCAATCGGCTTATCGTTTCGTAGTACGCACCCTCAACAAAACCGTGTCCTCTCCGAGCTTTGGCCTGAACAAGTTCGCTTTCGATATCTATCGGGGATGCCTTTGCCATTTTTCTCAATACGCGCCTAGAGTGTTAGCTTGACAGAAGCGGCATTTCCGGCTGCCGGAGCCACTTTTCCAGTGTTCGACAAAACGACACGTCGAAATCATACTCGCGACCGTTACCTTTGGCGAAACCACGAAGATCTGCGTTGGAATGGCCGCGCCTCAAGCAGTAGCTGCCGTTTTACTGTCCGATCGAAGGGAAGGCGAATGACGGTTCATGGCCGAATGGCGATGAGCCGGCCCCGCATCCCGGGGAAATCCAAAATGCCCCTTTTTTGTACGGGTATCGCAGTTAGCCATTGGATGCCGTGAAGGGCAGTACCTTTGCGCGCGCCTTTAGCTCGTCGAGGTGGTCGGCCCAGTGCTGCATCATCTTGCGACGCTCTGGCAGATACTCGGCGTGGACGTAAGCCGCAGTGACTTGGTTGCGCTCCGCGTGCGCCATCTGGCGCTCGACAACGTCGCGGCTGTATCCCAGTTCACGCAGCGCTGTCGCCGCAAGGCCGCGGAAGCCGTGTCCGGTCATGCGCGACTTGTAGCCCATCCTATACAGGGCATACAGCATCGTGTTGTTCGAGATATGACTCCGGCCCTGCACACTGTAGAAGACGAAGCGCTGCTCGCCGTTGATCGCGCGCAACTGTGTCAGAACGTCAATTGCCTGCCGGGAAAGCGGGACGATGTGCGGATCGCGCATCTTCATGCGATCGGCGGGCACGCGCCATTCAGCAGCATCGACGTTGATCTCTGGCCACTCGGCCTGGATCATTTCTTTTGTCCGCACGAACGTCAGCGCCATGAACCGCAAGGCGAGCCGCGTGACCAGATCGCCTGAATATTCCTCGATGTCGCGCATGAGCTGCGGGATCTCGGTCGCCTTCACTCGCGCCATATGCTGTACGCCGGCGCTCTTCTTCAATACCGTTTCCGCGTCGATGTCGGCCGCCGGATTTCGAGTACAGCGGCCGGTCATGATGCCGTACTGAAACACGGCGCGCGAACGCTGCAGCACCCGCTTGGCCGTCTCGCGAACGCCGCGAGATTCGACAGTTCGGATGATCGCCAGCAGTTCGGGAGCATCGATGCTCGCGATAGGGCGGGCGCCGAGTCGAGGAAATACGTCGACTTCTAGGCAGTTGATGACCTTGCCTGCATATACCTCGGACCATCCCCCGCGCTGAGTCTCAAACCATTCGCGCGCGACGATTTCGAACGAACTGGCGGCAGCCAGTTGTGCAGCGCGCTTGTCGGCTTTCTTGGCTTCGCCTGGGTCAACGCCTGCGGCAAGCTTTTCACGCGCGCTATCGCGGCGAGCGCGTGCCTCGGCAAGCGATACATCCGGATACGTGCCGAGCGCCAGGCTCTTCTCTTTACCGTCGACGCGGTACTTGAGAACCCATCGCTTGCCGCCGGCCGGCGTTATCAATAGCAGCAGTCCGCCGCCGTCATAAAGCTTCTGTTGCTTCTCGGCGGGCTTGGCTGTGCGGACCTTGAGGTCGGTTAGCGCCAT